TGTAGAGATGAATAAGGAAGATTGTTTGCTGTTGAGTGTAGCCAGTTATTTAAGACTGCAATATCCTAATGTGCTGTTCTGTCATATCGCTAATGAGAGGAAAACAAGCATCTGGCAGGGTGCAAAGTTAAAAAAAACTTGGCGTAAGAGCAGGAATGCCTGATATTTTAATATTCCAGCCAAACAAGACTTATTCAGGTTTAGCGATAGAACTTAAAATAAAGCCAAACAGACCAACTAAAAACCAATTAGAAGTCTTAACCATGTTGAGCAACAATAATTGGAATACGGCTGTATGCTACGACTTTGAAGAGGTAAAAACTCTAATAGATAACCATTTGAATTTAAATTAAAAACAAAAACATAATGTCAGCGCCAAAAGGAAATCAATATTGGGAACTACGCAAGAAGCACGGAAGAAATAGAAGGTTTGGCTCGGCTCAAGAGTTGTGGGAAACAGCATGCGAGTACTTTAAGTGGTGCGATGACAATCCACTAATGAAGTCAGAGGCCGTAAGAGGAGGCGCACTATCAGGAACAATTATTGAGGTGCCAATCAATAGACCTTACACATTACAAGGGCTTTGTGCTTTTTCAGGCGTAAATACCAAGTATTTTAATGACCTTAAAGATGATTTGAAAGATAAACCTAATCAAGATTTTTCCGAGGTTATTACACAGATAGAACAAATAATCTACTGCAATAAGTTTGAGGGAGCAGTGGCTGGATTCTTTAATGCCAATATCATAGCGAGGGATTTAGGGCTTACAGACAAGAAAGACCTTACAACGGCAGGAGATAAGATAAACACTATCCCTTCTTCTATTCAGGTAGAAGTGGTAATGCCACAGGAGGAAGACTAACATAAATTCTTTTCATAGTTATTATTTATTATTAATTTGCTACCGAAAGCCTCGCAGTAATGTGGGGCTTTTTAATTTAAAAAAAGCATGGACAAAAAAATAAAATTCAAAGCATCAAAGGTGTTTGCCGAAGTGTGGGGCGCTTTAAACGAGAAGATACCTAATGGCAAGACTTGGCAGCATAAGTATAAGCTTATCATTGAGGAGGGAAGCTCAAGGAGTTCCAAGACTTGGAGCAACTTCCAAGTGCTGTATAATTTCCTTGCGAATAATCCTATTTCCTCGGCAACAGTGCTGAGGGACACACAGAAGAGTTGCAGGGATATTGTGGAGAAAGATTGGAGGGAATGGCTGAAAGACCCACAGGTAAGGAAGAAACAATTTGAGCGAGGCGAAATAACCATAGAAGAGCTGGACGCTTACCTTGAAGAGGAGAACCTTTATCAGTATCTTGTAGAGAACAAGACTAACCACACTTGGACTTTTAGGAATAATGGCAACATCTTGCGATTTACAGGATTGGATGATGAAGATGATGCAATGGGGATGACACAGTCCTTGTGCTGGATAAATGAGCCTTACAATTTCTCGGAAGAAGTATATAAACAACTTGCCCAGCGTTCCAAGGTTATCATCTTTGACTGGAATCCAAAACAAAACCACTGGATAGAAAAGGAGAAGTTGAAAGAAACTACCTATGTGAGTTATTCCACCTTTAAGGATAATCCGTTTATTCTACCAGAACAACGGATGCAGATATTATCCTACCAGCCGATAAAGTATTGCGATGCTGTAACTTCCAATATTCTCAACGAATCCAGTGCTAAAACCTACGATTTAGAGGCTAATCCGCTAAGCCTTACGCCAAAACAAATTAAGGAATTGAAAAGGTGCAGATATAATGAAGATGTAGGCTCTGCTTCGGAATATCATTGGCTCGTTTATGGTCTTGGGCAGAAGTCTGAGAAACCGAATAAGATTTACAAGAATTGGAAAGTAATAAGTCTCAATCAATATAACGAGGTCGCAAAGCACGGCTACCGAAAATACTATGGTTTAGACTATGGTTTCGCCAATCCTACCGCCTGCGTGGAAGTGATGTATGATGGCGACAAATCATTTTACATTCGCCCACTACTTTACAAGCCGATGAACCAAATGGATGGACCACTTGGAGAACACCTTAAATATGCTGGTGTTCCGATTGGAAATGTAACCTTTGTTTGGGCAGATAGTGCTGATAGGGAACCAGGGAGCGAGATAAGTCTAACCAATGATTTACGAACGCTATACGCAATCAATGCTGTGCCTACTTCCAAGCCTACCTACAAGGCAAGGTTTGACTTTATCAATCAAGCACGAATATACTATGTAGATGACGGCGACTTTGATAATGAATATCAAAACTACGAATATGAATTTATCAACGGACAGCCGACCGAGAAACCTATCAAGAGAAACGACCACTACATGAACGCCACCGAGTATTGCATTTGGGGGATAAAGGAATATCTTGGGATAATGTTTTAATAAGAAACCC